ATGGCGACGAAACGCAAGCGCGGCCCCTCCTGGGAGTACATCATCCGGCGCAAGGGGGTATTGCCCCGCCCAATCTCCCTGACATTCAGCGATGAGAAGGAAGGTGATGCCTACGCCGCCCGTGTCGAGGCTATGCTGGATCGGGGTATCGTCCCGCCGGAATTTGAAGAAAAGGGCAAGGCGCCCAAGACCCTCGCCGATGTCATCCGCGCTTACCACAAAGCGGTGCATGTTCCCGATACTGATGGCCGATTGCTGGGCGTGGTGCTAGCGCGCTACGGGGCCACGAAGCTGACGGCCGTCAGCTACGCTTGGACCGAAGCGTGGATCGCCGAAATGAAGCGCGAACGTAACCTGTCGCCATCCACCATTCGGCATTACGTCGGATCCACCGCGCGCTGCCTGGATTGGCTGGTGCGGAAGGAACCTGGCATCTTGCCCCACAACCCTTTGCGCCTCTTGCCGAAGCGCTACGCCAGTTACTCGGGCGCGGACAAGGCGGGGATGGACGTGGGTGCCGAGGTGCGGGTAGACGAGTCCCGTGATCGGCGACTCAAGCCGGGGGAGGAGGATGCCATTAGGAGGATACTGGGCGGCGCGAAGCCGAAAGGGAAGCAACGCCCGGTGATCTCGAAGCATGCCGAGGCGCTTACGCTACTGTTCGAACTTGCCGTTGAGACGGCGATGCGCATGCGGGAGATGTTTACGCTGAAGGTGGACCAGATCGACCTGGCCAAGAAAACCATCTTCCTGGACAAGACCAAGAATGGCGGCAAGCGGCAGGTGCCGCTGTCAAGCGTGGCGCTGGAGAAGCTGGGCGGCTATTTACTGGTGGTGGAGGGGGATCGGCTTTTCCCGTGGTGGGATGGCAGACCGGAGAAGCTCAAGGACGTTACGGCGGGATTGTCGCAGCAGTTCGCCAGGGTGTTTGATGCGGCGGGCTGTCCTGATCTGCGCTTCCATGATCTCCGGCACGAGGCCACCAGCCGGTTGTTCGAGCGCACCGGCATGAGCGACTCCCGGATCGCTAAGGTCACAGGGCACAAAGACCCTCGGATGCTCGCGCGATATGCTAACTTGCGTGGGTCGGACCTGGCTGAGTTGATGTGGTAAATGCCGTCTATCGCGGCAGGGGGCGCATGCGCCGTTGATGAGCCTCCCCGACCACTCGCCGCACAGGTCACAGTCTCCCGGCTCGCCCTTCGGCAATTAGTAGGGCGCGGGCCTGAGCAGCGCTTCTTCCTTTTCCATGCGCTCGGCTGTCTGATCCGCTTCGTCAGCCATGCGCCTTCTCCTCCAGTTCGATCAGCAAGTCGATGAAGTGGCGCGCCTTCTTCAAGTCAGCGACGCCGTTCTTGTTGCGCCAGCGGGTGACGTACTTGATGACGCTGCCCTCCGCGAACGGGATGCCGTTGGCGTGGATGAACTCGATGGGCTGGATCTTCAAGTCCTTGTAGTGGCTGCCGCCCTCCTGTGTTTCTAATGCGCTCACACCTTTCTCCTTTTCATAGCTTCCAATAAAATATCCTGCACTTCGCGCTTCGTCTCGACGCGCTCGATGACCATCTCGTCCACCGTATCGCGCGCGATGATGTTGTGGATAAACACCGGCCTGTCATGCCCCGCCTGCTTCTGGCGCACCGGGCCGATGCGTTCGATGATCTGCAAGCGCTCCTCCAGGTTCCACCAATGGCCGAAGAACACGAGGATGTTGCCGCCGTCCTGCAGGTTCAAACCGTGGCCCGCGCTTGCGGGGTGCGCGAACAAGACCGGAATCTTCCCAGCGTTCCAATCCCTTATTGTTTGGGCGTCTGTATCCAGTCGGCGGCCTTGCCCAAAAGCGCGCTCAAGACGTTCAAGATCACTTCTAAAGTGATAAGCAACCAATACAGGGGCGCCAGCAGCTTCCTCGATGATGTCTTCGAGCGCTTGTAATTTCTCATCATGCACTTCCTTCCAGTTCTGTTGCTCGTCCACGTATGCCGCGCCGTTGGCGATCTGCAAGCACTTGATCGTCCGCGCCGCGGCGTTCACGGCTTCGACGCCGTGGCCTTCCAGTTCCATGAACATCTGGCGTTCCATGTCGCGGTACAGCTGGCGCGCGCGGATCGGCAGGTCCACGTAGATGTTGTTGACGATCGGCTCGTCCAGGTCGAACCAGTCCTTGGCGTCGATGGTGAGGCACACGTCGCGCAGCGCTTCGTGTATCTGCTCCTGGGCGTGCGGCATGGCGGTCATGCCGAAGCCGTCGAAGGACTTCTGAAACCAGCGCTGGCGGAAGGAGTCGAACGTGCGGCCGAGGCGCTTGCCGCCGTCCACGAACCACATCTGCCCCCACAAGTCGGCCAGCCCGTTTGGGGATGGCGTGCCGGTGAGTTCGACGAAGCGCTTGATCTTGGTATGCGCCACGCGGCCCAGCGCCTGGGCGCGCTTGCCGCCCTGCCGCAGGCGGAATGACTTGAGCTTGGTGCTCTCGTCCGAGATCACGGTGCGGAAGGGCCAGCGCTCGCCGTAGTGCTCGGTGAGCCAGACGAGGTTTTCATAGTTGGTGGTGTAGACTGAGGCGTCGTACTTCAAAGCGGCGCGGCGCTCCTGCTCGCTGCCGACGATGGGCATCACGTCGATGTGCCGAAGGTGCTGCCACTTGCGCGCCTCCTCCGGCCATGTCGTCTTGGCGACGCGCAACGGGGCGAGCACCAGCACGGGCGCGTCCTCGCCCGCCATGAACAGCGCATCAAGAGCGGTGAAGGTGGAAATGGTCTTGCCCAGACCCATGCCAGCCCACACGGCGCAGCGCTCGGTTTCCAGAATGTGGCCGGAGATGATGCCCTGGTACGGGCGGGGGGTGTATATGCGGGTCATGGCCGGCACTCCAGGTACGCGCTCACGATTTCGGCCGCGACTTGCGCGACGATGGCGTTACCGTAGGCGCGCAGGCGTCCCACTCTGGCGGGAGCCCCATGAGCCAGCGGGAATGTGCCGGGTTCAACTGGCCGCCACTTGCCGTCGCGGCAGGGGAGCCAGTCGGCGTTTGCCCAAAATCCATTAACTGCGCCTGCCGTGGTAATTGATCCAGTCGGCTGCGGCCGTCCCTGCTCTCCGTCGCCATGCCCGGCGAGTCCTTCCAGTCCCTCGTGGTCGTCGTCACCCAGCCGGCCAGTGCCGCCGTGTGGTTGAGCGTCATGTTCGGTGTCGGTGCGAAATCCCTGGCCGGCGACCTGTTGCTGTCGTTCGCCGTCGTGGTGGGCCAGCTTGCCAGCATGCACTTCGCCAAGGCTTTTCGAAACGACCCGCTCAACTGCCCGTGGCTCGCTTCGCTGTCCGGCACCGTCAATGGCGTCGGCCACGAACCACAACCGCTGGCGGATGTGCGGGGCGCCGACGCCCGCAGCAGGAACACCGGCCGCCGCGAAGGCGTAGCCGATTCCTTCCATGTCAGCTTGAACAAGGTCGAGCCAACCGTGTCTAATCGCTGCTTCAACCTGCTCACCAAAGACGACCGGAGGGCGGCACTGCTCGATGAGGAAGTGCCAGTATGGCCATAGGTGCCGCTCGTCGTTAAACCCACCACCAGCGCCTGCCACGCTGAAAGGCTGGCAAGGGCATGATCCAGTCCACACGGGCTTGTCGTCGGGCCATCCTGCAAGGCGCAGGGCGTGATTCCACACGCCGACTCCGGCGAAGAAATGGCATTGCGTGAACTCTCTAAGGTCGTCGGGCCGTACATCCAATATGCTCCTCTCGTCTACTTCGCCGGGTGCGATATGCCCCGCCGCAATCAGGTTGCGCAGCCATTGGGCCGCGTAGGGGTCGATCTCGTTGTAGTAGGCGTTCATCCATCCACCTTGCGCATCAGCATTCCCACAACAACTCCTAGAACGTAGGCGAAGCACATCAACGCCGATAGTTCGTTTTCAGTCAGCACTACCATCACACCACCCCCAGCAATTCGTCCACCCCTTCGAGTGAGTCGATCACGGCGACACTTAAGCCGGCCTTGCGGATGCGCTCGTGCTCGCGGATCTGGTGCGGCTTGGCCTTCTCACCTGGCGCTTTCAACTCCACCCAGCAGCTCCACTCCGGCAGCATTACCAGGCGATCCGGTGCGCCGTTGCGCCCGATCCAGCGAACTTTGCGGATCTCGCCACCCATCTCCTTCACGCGCTTGACGAGGTAATCCTCAATCGTGCTTTCTCTCATGCCTTCCTCCAGGCATTGCGCGCTGCGGTGATGACGTCGTAGCCCCAGCCACGGTACATTCTGAAACGGTAGAAAAAACGGCTCATTTGCAATCTCCTTGTTTTTCACACTTCCTGCATTTCTCTTTGAGCGCGATGATCTGGTTGAGCAGGATGATCTCCTTGGTGCGCGCGGTACTGAGGCGCTGCTTCAGTTCCTCGATCTTCTTCTCCTGCCTGGTCAGCCGGTTCTCCTTGTGGGGTGACGGCTTGCCCGTCAGCACCGGCTGGGTGTCCAATCCCTGATCGCCTCCTGTGAGTTGGTGGTTTATCAACGCCGGAAATCCTCTAATAAAATTCAACCGCGATGCCCGCCTCGCGGAACATCTCGGATGCGATGGCGAACGAGGCCGCCCAGCGCCCGTCGTCTTCCGGCAGGGGTGCGTACACTTTCCTGATGCCGGCCTGAATGACGGTCTTGGCGCACTCGTTGCACGGGTGCAGGGCCGTCACCACCAAGGCGCAGCCGTGGGTGGGCGTGCCGCTCCTCGCCGCATTGGCGATGGCGTTCGCCTCGGCGTGCACGACGAACAGGTACTTGAGGTCGCGGTCATTCAAACGGTCCAGCGTATCGGCCACGCCGCGCGGGAAACCGTTCCACCCGCTGGCGCGGATCTCGTTGTGCGGGCCGACGATCAGCGCGCCGACTTTGGTGCTCGGGTCTTTCGACATCTGCGCGGTGGCATGCGCGATGGGGAGAAGGGACAGCGGGGTCATTGCTTCTTGCTCCTGCATTTAACGGAAATGGAAAACCCCGAAGGGATGGGCGCATCGTCGGCCAGGTCGGGGAACAGCAGATCGATGGCGAGCAGCGCCGCCTTGGCGCTGTGCGGTGCCAGCACATGGAACTGTTCGCGCTTGCCTTTGGCGACTGCAGCGATTTCGTAGATACGCATGTCAATCCTTTCTATAGCGGTAAGATTCAAACCCGGCGGCGGCGAGCGGCAACCCCTCGGCCCAGTCCGGTACGGTGGCGAGCAATGCGCTCAGTTCGCGCTCGTTGTATTCGGGCAAGTCGGGCGTCTCGGTGAGCAGTTCGTCGTGCATCGACAGCACGGTGCGGTATCCCGCCGCGTCGATGGCCGGCATGTTGTGCGCCATCACGTCGCGCGCTGCGCCCTGGGTGCAGTTCTCCACCAGCTTGCCGCCGTAGGTTTTGATGCGCTCCCACTTGCGGGTGTACTGGTTGACGCCCATGTAGCTCAACTTGCCGTCGTCGACGCGCGGCTGCGGATAGCAAAGGGCGCGCCCCGATGGCAGGCCGATGCGCAGCCAGGCGCCGTCGCGGCGCACCTTGAACTTGCGGCAGGGGATGGTGCGGCCTGGACTCTCCACGGCGCTGACGCAAGCTGCCTCCAGATCCTTCCATAGCGTGGCCACGTTGGGGTGGGCCTGACGCCATAGGCGCTTGATGGTGTCGCAGGTAACGAATGCCCGGCGGGACAGGCCGAAGGTGCTGCGCTTCTGGCTGACCGTCCAATCATGGAACTCTTCGGCCTCTTCTCGGGTTCCCTCAGGGAGCGTCGGCCATGCCGCTATACCTAACTCCTCCACATCGAAGCGATAGGTAGCTGCCCCTGTGATGAAAGCACCGACGCCGCCCTCATAGCCCAGCATCAGCTCCTCAACCTTGCCGATCTGCCGCTGGCTCTTACTCACGTCTTCATGCGGTATGTTGAAGCTCTTGGCGTAGGCCAGCTTGTAAAGGTCAGGGCCGGTGCCGTTGTCGAAGTCGCGGAAGGCCTGCAGCTTCCATTTTTCGCCAGCCAGCCAGGCCAGCTTGCGGCCCTCGATGTTGGACAGGTCGGACACGCACAGCTTTTTGCCCTGCGGGGCGACGATGCACCCGCGGATCGCGCTGCTGGTGAGTTGCATCACGTTACCGTAGAGCAGATCGGCGGCGCCGGCCTTGATCACGTCGATGCCGAACTCGATCTCGTCATGGTCAAGCGCGGGGCGCGGCAGGTTCTGAGGCTGGAAGGTGCGCCCCGACCACCGCCCGGTGCGGCCGGCGCCGTCGAATTGCAGCGTGCCTTTGAGCCTGCCGTCCGTGGTCGCGCCACGGATCAGCGCCTTGTACTTGCTGGTGCTGGTGGTGCTGGCCTGCAGGCGGATGGCCAGCAGATCCTTCAAGCCTTGGGGCAGATCGGGATCGGCGATGCGCCGTTCGAGCGTTGCGCCCTGCAGGTCGGGCAGGGAGATCAGGTATTCGGCCAGGATGTGATCGAGCATGGCGTCGCGCTGGGTGGCCTTCTGCACTTCGCCGTTGGTCATGTCCTGGGTGCGGGTGGCCAGTCTTGCCTGCTCGCGGTCGGTCGCCTCGATGGCAGCATTGGCGAGGTCGAGATCCACGGCGAAGCCCCGATCGTTGATGCGCTGGTCGAGGTGCCATAGGTCAAGCTCGCGCCCGGTGTAGTTCCAGGTCGGGAGGCGCTTGTCCACCTCGCGCATCGCGGCGATGTCGGCCTTGGCGTAGTCGAGGAAAGAGGCCCACTCTGTCGGGTGCGTCTCGCGGGTGGCGCGGCGTAGCTTCACGTTCTTGGGGCGCGGCATGCAGAACATGCGCACCAGATCCTTGCCGATCTTGAGCTTGCGCTGGTCCTGCGGCACTTGCAGGATGTCGCACAGCTTGTCCAGGCTGCCGGGGAGCGAGTGCGCCATCGCCTTGACCATTGTGCAGCGCCACTTCTCGAGCGGCGGGGCGGCATTGGGGAAGTGCTTGGCGATGACGCCGCGATCGAACATGGCGTTGTGGGCGATGATCTCGGTGCATTCTTGCATCAGGTTCGCCAGCATCGTCAGCCCGTCCTCGTGGCCGTAACAGGTGCAGTCGAGGCAATTCACTGGGCCATCGTCCACCGCCCACGTCACCACCATCAGTTCGCAATCCTGAATGTAGCGATAGGTGCCGTACTTGATGGGCGTCTCGCTGAACGTCTCGGTGTCGAGGTAGAGTTTCACCGCTTGAACGTCCATATGTGTTTCTCGCCGCACCGAGCGCACTCGGCATGCACAGTGTAGTACCCGTGCGTTACCCATTTATGCTTGCATCTCTTAAAGGCCATGTTCTTATTTCCTCGTTGTCTTTGGTGGTGCGAACCAGTCGCTCGTCAGGGTGTGGGATGACGCATTTTTAATCCGGCTCATACCACCAAAGCGCCCTCTTGCGAAGGCGCGATGGTGTTAAGCCAGCGCCTCGGCATCGGCGCCTTCCGCGATGCTCTCGAACTCGTCATGGCTCACAGGTGCGCCACCGCCGAAGGCGTCGCCGTCGCTGCGGAACTGGACCCAGCGCAGGGTGGCGTTGATGCGCTTGCCCCAGCTGTTGTCCTGCGCCCACAGATCCACGCTGGCGTCTACGTAGCAACCGGCATAGGGCTTGCCGTCCTGCGCGGTGAGCGCCGAGGTGTCGCGGTCAATCACCTGGGGGCGCGCCTTGTTGCCGGCATTGAGGGTGTGCATGTTCTCGAAGCCGTCGTACGCGTCGCCGTCTTTCGAGAGAGCACTTTTCTTGTAGGCGACGCGGCCCTTGCCTTCGAGTTCGGCGAGGATGGCGGTGGACTTGGCACCCCATTTATCTTTGGCCACCGCTTCCATCGCGGCGCTCAGTGCCTTGGCGTTCTCGCTACCCGGCTGGATCGGGAAAGCCGCTGAGAAGCGCGGCTCGCCTTCGCCATTTACTGCCTTGGCCTCGAACAGCTGGGGGAAGGCCAGGCGCACATTGGTAATTTTGACTTTCATGATGTTTCTCCTTCGGTTTTGAAAAATTTCGGGTACTTCGTTTTAACTGCTCTGGTTGCGGCTTCCAGCGCTTTGCTGCGTTCGAAGCTGTCGCCGCGGGGGGAACCGGGGTCTACGGCCGCCGCGGCTTGCAGCTTGCGCACCGCGTCGGGCGGGAGGATGGCGGCCGGGTTCATACCAGATCGTCCGCTGTCTCTATCACCTCGAACTCGTCCTCCACTGGCTTGATCTCCAGTGGGGGGCGCTTGTCGGCGATGGGGGCCACGCTGGGCTTGCCTTCGCTTTGCCCGATGAGGGGCATCACGCGGTTCCAGCGCTTGGGACTGTCGGCCAGCAGCTTCTCGGCGGTGGTTGGCGAGATCAGGGACAAGTCGTACATCTGCTCCTGCTTCAGGCGCATGGACTTGAACATGTCCTCGACGGCGGTGGCGTCCAGCCACTTGCGCGCGCCCTTGCGGCCCTGTACCAGCTTGTACCCCGCAACGGGGTTGCCCTTGAGCAGTTCACCCTCGGCCTTGGCGCGGATCGCCTTGCACCAGTCCTCGATCAGATCCACGGCGTCCAGCTTCGCGCCGAGTGCGTCGGGGTTGCTGGGTACGTGCGCTTCGATGATGGCTTCCTGCTCTACCTTGTCCGCCGTGGTGAGGTCGGTGAACTCGGCCTCGATGGTGTCCTGCACGTAGGCGGTCAGCTTCGGGCAGGTTGCCTTTGCCTTACACCACTTGCAGGTTGATTCGCCGGGGGTGAGATACGAATGCTCGTGGCCGATCCAGTTACTGCGGAACTCCAATGCGGTGAGCGCATCGGTGGCGCGCTTGCTTGCGATCTCACCCCAGGCCAGCAACTCGCTCACCGGCATGGACCACTCGCTGGGGATGCTGCTGACGCGCGGCTGGACGATGACGAGGCGCACGGTGTCAAAGTCGCCCATCAAGCCGTAGCGCTCCAGTGCACCCAGGGCGTAGAGCTTGAGTTGCGGGTTGTCTTCCGCGCTCACCTCGACGCCGCGGCCATACTTGAGATCGATCAGCGTGATCTCGTCGTCGCGCAGCACCACCGCGTCGGCGGTTCCTTCGGCGTCTTCCTCGCCGGTGATGTGGCTGATGGCTAGCGACTGCTCCACCAGCAACTCGCCGCCCTGCGCAAAGTCGCGGACGTGCTGCACGTAGTTGTTGACGTAGCCGGCCATGTCGGCGTCGATGGTGAATGCGGTGGATGCAGGCATGTTGTCGAAGCCCCACACGGCGCCGCCTTTGGGGACGATGGCGATCTTCTTGCCGATGAAGCTGGCCGGATGTTCGCCACTGGTCAGGCAGTGCTCGCCCAGGAAGTGCGCTGCGGTTCCCTCGTCGGCGTAGGCGCTGGTGCTTTGCGGCAAGTCGGCTTCCATCGCCGGGGCGCCTGGGCATGCCATCCAGCGGTGCGCACTGCTGGGTGAAAGGATTGCGTGCTTGGCCATGATTATTCTCCCGCCCAGAAACCGCTGACAAGGTTGGTCGGCTTCGCCTTCGCAATAACGCGTGCAGACACGCTCCAATTTATAAGGCGGATGCGCAACCCGGCGAAAACCCCATAGCCGCTGCCAGCTTCGATGCCTTCGCCAGCTTTGATGCCCCAGCCGGCTTCGATGCCTTCGCCAGCTTCGATGCCTTCGCCAGCTTCGATGCCTTCGCCAGCTTTGATGCCCCAGCCGGCTTCGATGCCTTCGCCAGCTTTGATGCCCCAGCCGGCTTCGATGCCTTCGCCAGCTTCGATGCCCCAGCCGGCTTCGATGCCCCAGCCGGCTTCGATGCCTTCGCCAGCTTCGATGCCTTCGCCAGCTTCGATGCCGCTGCCAGCTTTGATGCCTTCGCCAGCTTTGATGCTCCAGCCAGCTTTGATGCCGCTGCCAGCATGAAGGAAACCGCTTATAGAAATCGAGCCCGCAACGCGGATGGTCCCTGCGAAAAATAAGTGCTTGCTTTCGATGCTCTCAACTTCGAGCACTGCATCCGTCGCGCCGAATTTGACAAGCAACCACTGCGCATAGTCCTGTTTGTCAGTCTCGGCCGCCTTGTCCAACACGGCCTGGTATTCGCCACCTTCAGGGAAGTGGCTGGAGAACCACGCTGCACCTTCGGCGCATGTGCTTTTCTCCTTGAGTAGTTCTGCAGTAATTTGCATGGCTTACGCTCCAGCGGTTTCAATCGCGGCCAGTACGTCGGCGTACTTGTCGGCGGGGATGTCGGACAGCTTGCCGCCCTTGCCCGCGTCGACGCCGAACTGGTTGAGCAATGCGGCCGCAGCGTCGCGGCCTTTCTTGTTCACCAGCGAGAGGAAGGGCTTCTTGATGGCCTCGTAGTCAAGCACGACAGCGGGCGCAGCGGTTTCCGTTGCCGTTTGCGGCGTCGCACCACTCTCGGACGAAGCAGGCTTCTCCGCTTGGGCAGACTTTTTTTCTGCCTTGGCCTCTACCTTTTCGGCGGCCTGGGTGGCGACTGCGGCAACCTGCGCACTGGTGGTGGGGATGCCGTTGGCGATGGCGGCAATCAGGTCGCGCAGGGCGTTGGTGTTTTCCTGTATTACGGTTTCTAAGCTCATGGTGATGCTCCTTATAAAGTTTCGTTGATGAGGGAGGTAAGACGTTGAAACACATCGCCGGAGTCGTTGGCGATGGCGTAGAACTTGTCCGCGCGGGTCAGCTTTTCTTTCAGCGAATCGACATCTGCAACGTGGAACTCGTCCAGCGTTTTGATGATTTCCACCAGGTCGTCGAACTCGACGCCGCACTGCGCGAGCGCGTCAACCAGCGGCTGGTCTTCATCGTCTTGCGCAAGGCGCTGGTTAAAGCGCTTGAGCAGTTCGCGCTCCAGTTCGGTGCTGGTGAGCGAGTCGAGCGTGCTGTCCGCGAATAAGGACAGTTCGCAATCGTTCAGGGAAGATAAATACATTCTGCATTGCTCCATCTGGTAAAAAGTTGCATAAACCGCAACCGTGGAGACAGAATAAACGCAACTTAATAGTTGCGTCAAGTGCAACATGCAAAAATAATTTTAGGCAAAGAAAAAGCCCGCGGGTGCGGGCTTACATAAAAAACGGGGGGATTACAGCTTGTTTGTTTTCACGGGCTTACCGGCCACCTATGCATTGATAGGTAATCCTGTATGCTTTTGACCAGCAGGGGCTAATGCCTTGAGGATAGCAGATTACTTGGACTGGAAAGGAATCGTTGAATATTTCAGCGTTACTATACCCCCAGTTCTGGCATCGCCTGTTGGCTTCCGCGTTAGCTTGCTTCCCATCCCACTGAACCTCGGTTTCTCTAATTCCCATTTTCGGCGGAACGTCGATACCCATGATGACGGTACCATCGGCTTTACTGCCGCCGACGCCTACCCACTTCATTGTTTCCACGGTGGTGCATGCGGCCATTATTACGGCAAGCAAGTTCAATAACACGATTTTGCGAACCATGCGGCGCCTTTCGCTCATAGCCTTCTCCCGTTCCACACCCACACCGCGCGCCCGAGTATTCCAACTTCGTGATCGCCGTTAAGTATATCAACCGTCTTGACGGTCGGATTGTCGCTGGTTATCTCGTAAGCCCCGTCGAGGCGCTGGCGCACTCGTTTGATGAACAGGCGCTCATGCGCCTCAAGCACGTAGATGCCGTCCACTGCTATTTCGCGTACGCCCGTATCGACCAGCAGGATATCGCCGCTCAGTAGCGTGGGTGTCATCGAATCGCCCAGGGCGTGGATGAATCGCAGATTTCCGGGTGTGGTTATGGGCTTGATGTTCTCGGCGATCCAGTGCTTTTTCAGCCGCAGCGTATCGACCACAACGTCGTCGCTGGGCCGCACCTCACCGACGCCCATCGAAGCGCTCGCATTCAGTAGTGGGATGTCGATGGCATCGCGCGGCACGGGTACGCGATTTGCGCGGCCTTCCGCCTGGACGAATATGTCTGATACTCGGACGCCCAGCGCGGTGGCGACTTCCGCCACTTTCTCTATCGTCCCTTGCCCCTTCTGCTCCATGCGCGACACGTTGCCCTTATCGGTGCCGATCTTCTCGGCGAGCTCGGCCTGTGTCATGGCGCGCTCTTCCCTTAGCTGCCTTATGGCGTTGCCTACGTTCATTTTTATCATCCGTTATTTATATAGGGTAATTGCGGGTCGTGCAATAAAACGGACGCAACCCAGTTGACAGAATGTTGCACATAACGCAACATGGAAATACAGCAATCACTGTATTTTGGAGTTTTAAACTATGTACACCCCGCTAAAGCAAGCCCGCATCAGGCGCGGGCAGACCCTGGCCGACGTGGCGCAAGCCGTTGAGACGGACGATAGCACCATCAGCCGCATCGAGAACCGCAAGCAGTCAGCATCCCCAGAACTGGCTGAAAAGCTGGCCCGGCACTTCGGCAACGCCGTGACCGAGATCGAGATCATCTATCCCGAGCGATTCATGCAAAGCGAGAAAGCATGAGCGATCTCGCCTATTCCGAGTTCCTCGCCCGCAAGGCCAAACTGGACCCGGCTACCGGGTTCGACGACATCCCCGAACTGCCTGAGCAGCTGTTCCCGTTCCAGCGCGACATCGTGCGTTGGGCGCTGCGTCGTGGGCGTGCTGCCGTGTTCGCCCAGACGGGCCTGGGCAAGTCGTTCATGGAACTGGCCTGGGGGCAAGCGGTTCACAACCTGACAGGCGGCAACGTGCTGTTGCTCACCCCGCTGGCGGTGGCTGGCCAGATGGTGCGCGAGGCGGGCAAGTTCGGCCTGCCGGCGAAACAGTGCGCCCACCAGGATGAAGTCGAGCCGGGTGTGACCGTCACCAACTACGCCAAGCTGCACCACTTCGACCTGTCGCAATTCGTCGGCGTGATCCTGGACGAGTCGAGCATCCTCAAGGCCTTCGATGGCAAGACCCGCACCCTGTTGATCGATGCCTGCGCCAATGTGCCGTACCGCCTGGCTGCCACAGCAACGCCCGCGCCTAACGATTTCACCGAACTGGGCAACCATGCCGAGTTTCTGGGCGTGATGTCTGTCACCGGGATGCAGGCGGTGTTCTTCACCCACGACGGCGGCGACACTAGCAAGTGGCGGCTCAAGGGCCACGCCGAGGACGAGTTCTGGCGCTGGATGTGCTCGTGGTCGGTGCTGCTGCGCCGGCCTAGCGATCTGGGCTACGACGACGGCGCTTACGATCTGCCGCCGATGGAGAAAGTGGAGCATATCGTCGATGTTGAGGGTGCTGACGCCAAGACGCTGTCGGAAAGACTGGGCGCGCGGCGCGACAGCATCGCCGAGCGGGTGGCGAAGGCAGCCGCCCTGGTGCCGGATGGCAAGCCCTGCGTGCTGTGGTGCAACCTCAATGCTGAGGGTGACGCGCTGGTTGAAGCGATACCCGGCGCCGTCAACCTCTCGGGCGCGGATAGCGAGATCGAGAAGGAGCGCAAGCTGAACGCATTTACCTCCGGCGAGATCCGCGTGCTGGTGACTAAGCCCAAGATCGCGGGCTTCGGCATGAACTGGCAACACTGCGCCGATACCATCTTCGTCGGCCTCAACGATTCATTCGAGCAGGTCTACCAGGCGGTACGACGCTTCTGGCGCTTCGGCCAGACCGAGACCGTCAACGTCCACTTCGTCGCGGCGTCCACTGAAGGCGCCGTGCTCGATAACCTCAAGCGCAAAGAGGCGGAAGCCGAGCGCATGGGCGCCGCGATGGTGGCTCAGATGGCCGATATCTCCAGCGAAATGGTGCACGGCGCGCTGCGCGAAGAAGACCCCTACACACCCATCGTCCCGGTGGAAATCCCATATTGGCTCACAACGGAGAATTGAAAAATGATAAAAGCGATCGAGCAAGTCGTTACCCATGACTACGCCATTTACCATGGGGATTCGTGCGAACTGATCCGCGCGGTGCCGGATAACAGCGTCGACTTCGGCATCCATTCGCCACCCTTCGAGGGTCTTTACAAGTTCACCAACAGCCCGCGCGACATCAGCAACAACGAGGGCGGCACGTTCTGGGAGCATTACAGCTTCCTGATCCGCGAGATGCTGCGGGTGACGAAGCCAGGGCGTTTGCACTCCGTCCATTGCATGCAGCTGCCGGCCACCAAAGGGCGCGAGGGCTTCATCGGCGCGCGCGACTTCCGCGGCGACGTGATCCGCGCTTATCAGGACGCCGGTTGGCATTTCCATTCCGAAGTGTGCATCTGGAAAGATCCGGTAGTCGCCCAGCAGCGCACCAAGTCCATCCGCCTGCTGCACAAGCAGCTGGTGAAGGACTCCAGCCTGAGCGGGCAGGGGCTGGCCGATTACATCGTGACCTTCCGCAAGCCTGGCGATAACGATGTGGCCATCGCGGGCGAGCTTGACCACTATGCGGGCGATGCGGTGGACGTGTCGCGTGAGGCCTACGATATTCAGGCCGCGCAGACCATCGCGGAAGGCAGAACGCCCTGGCCGTTCAAGCAGTGGGTTTCCATCATGACCTGGCAGCGCTACGCCTCGCCGGTGTGGACTGACATCCGCCAGACCCGCACCCTGCAGTATCGCAGCGCCCGCGACGAGAAGGACGAGCAGCACATCAGCCCGCTGCAGCTGGACGTGATCGAGCGCTGCATCGATCTGTGGAGCAATAAGGGCGAGACGGTGCTGACGCCGTTTATGGGTATCGGCTCCGAGGTGTATTGCGCGGTGGAAGCGGGGCGCAAGGGCCTGGGGTTCGAGTTGAAGGCGTCCTACTGGCGCCAGGCGGTGATCAATATGCAGCGCCTGGACGACAGGCTCACGGCGGAATTGCTGGGGGAGATGGCCGCGTGAAACTCCTTATCTCAACTTTCTGCCTGGTGTTTCTGCGCGCGCTCCAGCAGCAGAACGTGATCCACGGGCGCTATGCGCTCGCTGCGGTGCTGCCCTTCGGCCTCGCTGCGGCGGAAGTGGCCACGACGCTATGGGTGGTGCATATCGGCTGGCCATCTGTGCCGTGGGTGGGTGCGGGTGGCTCGCTGGGCGTGCTTAGTGCGATGGCCTTGTATCGCCGCATTCTGCACAAGGGGGCGGCATGATGGCCAATATTATACAGCTACCTTTCAGGGGCGCAGGCGCCACGCGCGAGGACTGGCTGCACTTCGACGTGCTGCTGGGCCTCACCGCCGATCTGCTGCCGGTGGTTTCCAATCTCAACGCAACGATCAGCCCGAACAGCACCATGCAGGGCCTGGGCAAAACGCCCAGCCGGTACAACGGCAACCGTCAGGCGATCGGCTTCTCGCAATGGACGCAGCACCGCGCGACGCCCGAAGAAATCGAGTCATGGAGCAAGGAGCAAGACTATGGAATATGCCTGCAAACCCGCACCATCCGCGCCATTGATGTGGACATCCCGGACGCCGAGCAATCCCGAAGTGTGCAGGATTTCATCGCTGCACGATTCCACCTCCCGCGGCGTACTCGCGATAATTCTGCCAAGTTCCTCGTCGTCCTCGACTGCCCTGGCGAACTCTACAAGCGCAAGATCAAAACCGCCCACGGCATAATCGAGTTACTGGCTACCGGCCAGCAGTTCATCGCGGTCGGGACGCACATCTCCGGCGTGCGCTACGAATGGGCGGCCGGCTTGCCCGATGAAATCCCGCCCGTCACGCCCGCCCAGCTGGATGCGCTGTGGACGGATCTGGCCGCCGAGTTCGGCATCGAGGCGCCCACCGAGTCGGGCGCCAGCAGCAAGTCGCAGAAGCTGGCCGAGGTGGCGCAGAACGATCCGATCGCCCAGCACCTGTTCGATAAGCAACTGGTCAGGCGCACCGAGCGCGATGGCCGGGTGCACATCGATTGCCCCTGGGAAGCCGAGCACACCACCGAGACGGGCGACACGTCCACTACGTACTGGCCGGCGCATACGGGCGGCTACGAGAATGGGCATTTCAAGTGCCTGCATGCCCATTGCGAGCATCGCGAAGATCACGAGTTCCTGGACGCCATCGGGTATGTGGATGCGTCATTGCTGTCCGAGTTCGAGGCCATCGCCGATGCGCCCGCGCCGATCGGCGATGCGCAAGCCGATACGCCTAAATTCAAGTTCAAGGTTGAGCCGGCGCACCTGTTCACCCAGCATGCGCAGCCATCCTGGATTGTAAAAGGGGTGTTACCGCGTGCCGAGATGGCGGTGGTGTATGGCGACTCGGGATCTGGCAAGACGTTCCTGGTGCTCGATCTCGGCATTGCCATCGCGACAGGTGCCGAGTGGCGGGGCATTCAGTGCAAGAAGGGCAGGGTGGTGTACGTGGCGGCGGAAGGCGCGGCGGGCTTCCGCAATCGTCTCAAGGCATACGCCCACGAGCACCAGATCGATCTGGCCAGTCTGGATATAGGTGTGATCTCTGGTGCGCCCAACCTGATGGAAAAAGCCGATGCGGTGGACGTGGCTAAGTCCATTGTGCACTCGGGCGGTGCGGACATCGTAGTGCTCGATACCTTCGCCCAGGTGATGCCTGGTGCGAACGAGAACAGCGGAGAGGACGTGGGCAAGGCGCTGGCGCATTGCAAGGGCATCCACACGGCCACAGGCGCGATGGTGATCCTGGTGCACCACTCGGGCAAGGACTCATCCCGCGGGGCGCGTGGGTGGTCAGGTTTGCGCGCGGCCGCCGATTGTGAGATCGAGGTGATCCGATCAAACGATGACCGCGCGGCGACCGTTACCAAGCTCAAGGATGGCGAGGATGGTGCCGAGTTCGGTTTTCAATTGCGCACCGTCGTGGTGGGCTTCGATGACGACGGCGATGAGATCACCAGCTGCGTGCTGGAGCACACCGAAGGGCGGGGCAACGCTCGCAGCCGCAAGAAGATCAAGGGCGATGTGCAGAAGCTGGTGGTGGACACGCTCACCGAGATGATCGGACTCGATCAAAGCGGTCAAGGAATCGACCGCGAAGTGCTGGCGAATGAGGTGGTCGGGAAGATGGAACACGATGGGGATGGGAGGGACCGCCGGGGGTTTCGGGTGAAAAGAGCGATCGACGGTTTGCGCGATGTGGGCGTGCTACTTGCAAATGGCTGCAAGTTGGTGCTGGTCGGGAATGCCTAACTTGCAAAATTTTACTGGAACACTGGCACAAGTTGGCACATGTGCCACGTCGTTCCACTGGAACACTGGAACACTGGAACACACCCCTTTAGGGGTGTTCCGTTGTGCCACAGAAATGCGTGCCTGTGCCATTTCAATCGGTAATTTTTTACAACATCACGGGAAGGGTGTTATGGACGTAAAAAACAACAAGAAACAAAAAACCGTAGCGGTGAACGACAACGGTTTGCGCATCGGTGAGGATCATCCGAATGCCAAGCTGACGGATGCCGATGTGGAGCGGATTCGCTCGATGCACGAGGACGGTGTGAACTACGAAACCCTGGCCGATAAGTTCGAGGTCAGCAAGTGGGCCGTTGGTCGGATATGTCGCTATGAGCGACGAGCGCAAACCCCAGCCGATTTCAAGCATGTGCACGTGTCGGATTGCGAATAGGATGGAATGCACGCATGAAATTGACACCTGAAAAGCTCACTGCGTTTTGCGCAGCCCTCGCGGAGACATGCAATGTAGGCCGGGCGTGCAATGCTGTGGGCATTTCTCGCCAAACCGCCTACAACTGGCGAGAGTCCGACGCCGACTTCGCCCTGACATGGGAACGTGCCATGAAGGCCGGCCTGCTGGCCCTTGAGGATGAAGCGCACCGCCGTGCCTTCGAGGGCGTGGATGAGCCCGTTTTCTACAAGGGCGATGAGTGCGGCAGTGTGCGCAAATACAGCGACACGCTGACCATCTTCCTGCTGAAAGCCCACGACCCCGACAAATACCGCGAGAACAGCCGCATGGAACTGACCGGCGCCAACGGCGGCCCGGTGCAAATCAGCGACACCGAGCGCGCCGCCAAGATCGCCGCAATCCTTGCCGCCGCCAAAGCCCGCAAGGATTCGGATGTTTCCGACCTCGTTTGACCGCGACCTGCTGGGCTACCTCACGCCCGACGAACTGGCCGAACTCGACCTGCTCATCACCAGCGACCAGACGATCTGGCGCCCGCTGCCCGGCCCGCAATTGGTGGCCTTCGAATCCGACGCCGACATCATCGGCTACGGGGGCGCGGCCGGCGGCGGCAAGACTGACCTCGCCTGTGGCAAATCGCTGACCCAGCACCAGAAGGTGCTCGTGCTGCGCCGCGAGGCCACGCAGCTAACCGGCATCATCGACCGCTTTACCGAACTCATCGGAAGCCGCGACGGCTACAACGGCGCCGAGCGCATTTGGCGCCTGCCCGGCAAGCAAATTGAATTTGGTTCGACGCCGAACCTCGACGACTGGAACAAGTACCAGGGCCGCCCCCACGACCTGCTGGTGTTCGACGAGGCGGCCAACTTCCTGGAAGCCCAGGTCCGCGCGCTGCTGGGCTGGCTGCGCTCGGTTGATCCTGCCCAGCGGTGCCATGCGCTGCTGACCTTCAACCCGCCGACCACGGCCGAGGGCCGGTGGATCACGGCCTTCTTTGCCCCCTGGCTCGATAAGAAGCACCCGAAGCCCGCCCAGCCGGGCGAGTTGCGGTGGTTCGCCATGATCGACGGCGAAGAGGCCGAGGTACCGAACGGCGAGCCATTCCAGCACGGCGCCGACCTCATCAAGCCGATGAGCCGGACGTTCATCCCTTCGCGTGTCAGCGACAACCCCTACCTCATGGGAACCGGCTACATGGCAACCCTGCAATCCCTACCCGAGCCGCTGCGCTCGCAGATGCTTTATGGCGACTTCAACGCGGGCATCGAGGACGACCCGTGGCAAGTCATCCCGACCGCATGGGCGGAAGAGGCCCAGGCACGATGGAAGCGGCCCGACAAGCTGGCGCCCATGGACTCGCTGGGGGTGGATGTGGCGCGCGGTGGCCGGGACAATACGCTCATTGCCCGCCGCCATGGTATGTGGTTCGACGAGGCGCTGGTATATGCTGGATCTCAAACCCCGGATGGCCCATCCGTCGCGGGCCTCACCATTGCGGCCATGCGCGATCAGGCCGTGATTCACATCGATGTCATCGGCGTGGGCTCATCGCCCTATGACTTCCTGAGCGACGCCGGGCAACAGGTGGTCGGCGTCAATGTGGCCGAAGCCGCGCGCGGGCTTGACAAGTCCGGCCGGATGCGCTTCAAGAACCAGCGCAGCGAACTGTGGTGGCGCATGCGCGAAGCGCTCGACCCGGCCAACAACACGGGCATCGCCCTGCCGCCAGATCCACGCCTCTTGGCTGACCTTTGCGCTCCGACGTGGGAACTATCGGGCTCGACCATCTACGTGGCAAGCCGCGAGCAGATCATAGACAAGATCGGGCGCTCGCCCGACTACGGCAGCGCATACGTGTTGGCCCTGCTCGATACACCAAAGTACAAGACCATCGCCGCCATAGGCGGCAGCAAGAAGCGCCGGGAGTACAACCCTTACGCCTAAAGGGTGCACGTACCGCACGACGTGCCCCCTAGAGTTCCGCGCATGGAACCAACCATCCGCACCATCACCGTAGACGAAGCCTTCGACTCGCCCGTGTTCGCCGCCCTGTGTGACGAATACCGGACGGAATCGTTGCGCAACCCCCATTTGATAGGCGCGCTGCCAGATCGCGCCGGGTATGAACGCATGGTCGACGCCGGTCTGTTGTACCCGTTGGGCGTATTCGTCGGCGACGAACTGGCCGGTATATGCGCTGTCCTTATCACGCCCGTGCTGCATTTCGGCGGCAAGCTGATCGCTTCGACCGAAACCCTGTTCATAGCCGAAGCGCACCGTGCAGGCGGCGCGGGCATGAAGCTGCTACGCGCAGCCGAAGCCGTGGCTATCCACGCGGGAGCGGGCGGCCTTTACGTGACGGCTCCGACCGGCGGGCGCCTTGAGCGCTTGCTGCCGCACGTGGGGTACCACGAAACCAATCGCATTTTCTTTCGGGGGCTGATATGACCGGGCTCGCACTGGCAGAAAGCCGCCTCCCGGCCATGAGCGACGATGCTATCGACAAGGTGCGCAGTCTGGAAGCCGCGATGCGCGGCATGCCCCAGGTTGCGCCACGCACCGAGCACCTGATCCATGGCGGCATGTACGCCCGAACGATTCGCATCCCCGCCGGCGCCGTACTGACCGGCGCATTCATCAAGTTGGCTACCGTGCTGATAGTCAACGGCGAATGCACCGTCTTCACCGGCGGCGACACGCTGGAACTGCGCGGCTATCACGTCATCCCGGCCAGCGCTGGGCGCAAGCAGGTATTCATAGCCCACGTCGACACCGACCTGACGATGCTATTCCCCAGCAGCGCGGCATCGGTAGAACAAGCCGAAGCGGAATTTACCGACGAATATCCTATGCTCCTGTCCCGCCAGATCGCGGAGCAGGATTCAATCATCATTACCGGAGAATAAGCATGTCAGGAGCTACCACGATGGTAATGGCCGGCGCCGCCCTTGCCGGCACGGCCTACAGCATCTATTCGGGCGAGCGCGCCGCCGACGCCCAATCCAGCGCGCAGAACCAGGCTAAAGCGCAGGCGGATAAGCAAGCAACCGCAGCTGACCAGGCGCAGAACCGCGCCAACCAGAAGAAGCCCGACACATCAGCCATTCTCTCGGCTGCGGGGCAAGCAGGCAAAGCCGGCGAGTCCGGTACGATGCTGACCGGCCCGGCTGGTGTTGGCGCCAACACGCTGAACCTGGGCAAAAATACGTTGCTCGGGGCCTAACCCATGGATGAACTCTCCAAGCGTAAACTCCTGCTTTCGCGCTGGGGGCAGTTGCAAAACGAGCGCGCAAGCTGGATGCCGCACTGGCAGGACATCAGCGATTACCTGTTGCCTCGCTCGGGGCGTTTCTTCGTCCAGGATCGCAACCGCGGCGAGAAGCGTCACAATAATATCTACGATTCAACCGGCACTCGCGCGCTGCGTGTACTCGCCGCCGGCATGATGGCCGGCATGACCAGCCCGGCGCGCCCATGGTTCCGCCTCACCACGTCCGACCCGCAGCTCGACGAGTCGGCGGCCGTCAAGACATGGCTGGCCGACGTGACCCGCATCATGCAGATGGTATTCGCTAAGTCAAACACCTACCGCGCGCTGCATTCGATGTATGAGGAACTCGGCGCCTTCGGCACGGCAAGCAGCATCGTGCTGCCAGATTTTGATTCTGTCATTCACCACTACCCACTGACTACGGGTGAATTCGCCATGGCTACCGATCATCGCGGCCGGGTAAATACGCTTTTCCGCGAATTCCAGATGACCGTAGCGCAAGCGGTGCGCGAGTTCGGCCGCGACAATTGCAGCACCGCGGTACAAAACCTGTTCGATCGGGGCACTCTGGAAGCGTGGATCTCTGTTACACACGCCATAGAGCCGCGTGCTGATCGCGACCAAACCAAGCGCGATGACCGCAACATGGCATGGAAATCGATCTATTACGAGAGCGGCGGCAACGAGGAAAGGATTCTGCGTGAATCTGGCTTCAAGGACTTCCCTGCCTTGTGCCCGCGCTGGGCCACCACCGGCGGAGACGTTTACGGCAACAGCCCTGCCATGGAAGCGCTCGGAGACATCAAGCAGCTGCAGCACGAACAACTGCGCAAGGCGCAGGGCATCGACTACAAGACCAATCCCCCGCTGCAAGTTCCAACCAGCATGAAGAATCGCGAGGCCGAAACCCTGCCTGGTGGTATCAGCTACGTGGACATGACCGGCCCAAACGGGGGCATCAAGACCGCCTTCGAAGTCAATATCGACCTGAGCCACTTGCTCATGGATATCCAGGATGTGCGCGAGCGCATCAAGGGCAGCTTCTACGCCGACCTGTTCCTCATGCTTGCCAACAACACCAATCCCAGCATGACCGCCACCGAAGTGGCCGAGCGGCACGAAGAAAAGCTACTCATGCTTGGCCCGGTGCTGGAACGCTTGCACAACGAAATCCTTGACCCGCTGATCGAAATGGCATTCAGCCGCATGGTCGAGGCCAACATCGTGCCACCCGCGCCTGAAGAATTGCAAGGCCGGGATCTGAATGTCGAGTTCGTCAGCATGCTGGCCCAGGCGCAGCGCGCGATTGCCACCAACTCCGTGGATCGCTTCGTCGGCAACCTGGGCGCAGTGGCTAACATCAAGCCGGAAGTCCTCGACAAGTTCGACGCCGACCGCTGGGCCGACGCCTACGCCGACATGCTCGGCATAGATCCCGAACTGATCGTGCCGGGCGATAAGGTGGCCTTGATCCGCCAGCAGCGCGCCCAGGCGGCCCAGGCGCAGCAGCAGGCCGCCATGCTCAACCAGGGGGCCGACACCGCACAGAAGCTGGGCGGCGTGGATACCAGCAAGCAAAGCGCGCTCACCGATGTGACCCGCGCATTCAGCGGCTACACCTGATGAATAGTGCACGTACCGACTGGCGCCCCGCATAGGCTGCGCACATGAGCAATTACGACCCGACCGACATTCGCAGCCAGGAGCGCACCAGGGGCGACAATGACCTGCGCAACAAACTGGCAACGGATACGGAAGAGGCCGACCTTAAGTGGCTCATGGGTAGCAAGCGGGGGCGCCGCATCGTATGGCGTCTTCTGGATCGAGCCGGAGTGTTCCGGCTTTCGTTCAATACCAACTCGATGGCGATGGCGTTCAACGAGGGCAACAAGAACGAAGGCCTGCGCACCGTAGCGCAAATCCACAAGCTATGCCCTGAGCTTTACCCCGTAATGGTGAAGGAACAGATCCATGACAACCGAAACGATGATAACGGCAGCCGCAAAGACCACTGAAAGCGCCGATGCATCTGGGCAGGCCACCCAGCAAGCCGCTACTGGTGCGGAAGCGGGGAGCCAACAGCAGCAAGCTACCGAAGGGCAAGGCACCCAAGGCCAACAGGCTGAAGGCACCAAGACCGAAGGCGACCAGCAACAGCAGGAGAACAAGCCGGAAGGCGCGCCTGAAAATTACGAGTTCAAGGCTCCCGAGGGGCAGCAGTTCGACGATACCGTTATCGGTGCTTTCTCCGAAGTCGCCAAGGAATTGAACCTGCCGCAGGACGCAGCGCAGAAGGTGCTCGACAAGATGGCCCCGGTCATCCAAGCGCGCCATATGGAGCAGTTCGAGGCCGCCCGCGCTCAATGGGCAGAAACTGCCAAGTCTGACAAGGAATTCGGCGGCGAGAAGCTGGACGAAAACCTCGCCATGGCAAAGAAGGCTATCGACACCTTCGGCACCCCCGAGTTCCGCGCGCTGCTGAACGATTCCGGCTTCGGCAACCACCCCGAAGTCATCCGGGTGTTTTACCGGGCGGGCAAGGCAATCAGTGAAGACCGCTTCGTGGCCGGCAGCGGGGGCGGTAAAACGCCCCAGTCGGTTGCCCAGCGGATGTACCCAGGCATGAACCCCTAAAAGGAGAATCTAAATGGCAACTCTCGCAACCGGCCAGCTCACCCTGGCGGACTATTCAAAGCGCCTTTCCCCCGATGGCAAGATCGATCCCATTGCCGAACTGCTATCGCAGCAGAACGACATCCTGGAAGACATCGTGTGGAAGGAAGCCAACCAGCCGACCAGCCACGTGGTTGCGGTTCGCACTGGCCTGCCCGCCGTCTACTGGCGCGGTTACAACCAGGGCGTCCCGTCTGGCAAGTCGACCACCGCTCAAGTTACCGAGCCGTGCGCGATGCTGGAAGGCCGCTCGCATATCGACGCCAAGCTGCTTACGCTGAACGGTAACTCTGCAGCTTTCCGCCTGTCCGAAGAATCGCCTTTTATCGAGTCCATGAGCCAGGAGATGGTCGGCAAGATTTTCAACGGCAACGTTGGCGCGGACCTTAAGACTTTCTCTGGCCTCGCTACCCGCTATAGCTCGACCACCGCCGGCAACGGGCAGAACGTCATTCTCGGCGGCGGTTCCGGTTCCGACAATGCTTCCATCTACCTAGTATTGTGGGGTGAGCAAACGGTATTTGGTACATTCCCAAAAGGCTCGCGCGCCGGCTTGCAGAACCGCGATCTCGGCGAAGAATCGGTACAGGACGCTTCGGGCAACTGGTATCAAGCGGCCCGCTCGCTGTTCCAATGGGACGGCGGCCTGGTGGTCAAGGACTGGCGCTACGTGGTGCGCATCGCCAATATCGACGTATCCGACTGGGTGGGCGTCACCGGCACGCAGGCAACGACCGCATCGACCAACCTCATCAAGCTCATGATGCGCGCCATCGCTCGCATCCCGAACTTCAACATGGGCCGCGCTGCGTTTTACGCCAACCGCTCGATCCAGGAAGGTCTGATGGTCCAGGCGCTGGAGAAGTCCTCCGCTGCGCTGGGCATCAAGGAAGCGCTCACGCAATTTGGCACGAACATGAAGCAACTCGAATTCATGGGCATCCCGGTGCGTGGCGTCGATCAACTCGGCATCGCTGAAACCCTCGTGTCCTAATCCAGGAAAGGAATCCCATCATGATTATCGACGCACTCTTGCAACTCTCTGCCGCTCAAGCCGTCACGGCTTCGGCGGTATCCACCAACACCATCGATCTCGGTGTCGCGCGCGACATCGGCCAGGGCGAGGATCTGTACGCCGCCTTCACCGTTGATGTAGCCCCCACGGCAGCCGGCGCCGCCACGGTGCAATTTCAGATCATCACCTCCGCCGCGGCCGACCTCAGCTCGCCCACTGTTATTGGTGAAACCGATGCCATCCCCATTACGGACTTGACCATCCACCGCAAGCCGATTGTGCTACCGATTCCGTCCGCGCAGCTTCTGGCGCAGCCTATCGGCCAGCGATACTTCGGCGTGCGATACACGGTTGGCACCGGCCCGCTAACTGCCGGCGCGTTCTCTTGCAACATTGTCGATAACGACCCTGGCGTAGGCAAAAACTACCCCAGCGGCTTCAGCGTCGCTTAAGGAGTGATCCATGCCTGATTACATCGCACATCGGGACACCTGGCTGTCCCACGAGAACCGCAAGGTTTCAGCCGGCGAGGAGTTTTCGACGGTGTTCCCGGATGTCAACGGCAAGCCCATGCGGCTTTCGGACAACATCGAACTGGTCAAGAAAGGGAAGAAGGTTGTGGATGCCCCCCCGGCGGATGGCGCTCCGGCGGATGACAACCTGATTTAACCGTTTCTCCCAACAGGAATCGACTTGCGGGGGTCTTGCGCCCCCGTTTTTTTAGGAGCACGCGATGGCATCGGAAGTCGATATCTGCAACCTGTCCCTGGCGAACCTGGGCGACAACGCTACCGTCACCAGTCTGAACCCGCCGGAGGGGGCGGCCCAGGCGGAACACTGCGCGCGCTTCTATCCCGTTGCCCGCGATTCCCTGCTGGAAATGCACTCGTGGAGTTTTGCCACCAAACGGGAGCAGCTCGCTCAGCTGGGCACCGGCGGGACAGAGTGGGATTATTCCTACGCGCAGCCTAGCGACGCGCTCAGCATCATCGCTGTTTTGCCGCCCGACGCCACCGACGACTACAGCATCGGCCTACCCAACGTGCCGACAGCAGCCAGCGCTTCCTACGTGCCGCAAGCGTTTTCCTGCGAAGTGGACGGCAGCGGCAACGACGTGATTCTCACCGACCAAGCCACCGCTGTGCTGCGCTATACCAGCGTCGTTACCGACACCACTAAGTTCTCCCCGCTGTTCACCGTAACGCTGGCCTGGCACCTGTCATCCATGCTCGCCGGGCCGATGCTCAAGGGCGACGCTGGCGCCGCCGAGTCCAAGCGCTGCGCGGCCATGATGCGGGCCTATTTATCCCTGGCCATTGAATCCGACACCAAGCAGCGCCGCATCGCGCCGCAACATAACGTCGGCTGGATCAACAGGAGATAAGCATGGCAAGCATTCGCACCCTGCAGCGCTCCTTCGCCGGGGGAGAGGTCAGCCCGGAAATGTTCGGTCGGATCGACGACACAAAATATCAAAGTGGGTTGGCGACGTGCCGCAACTTCGTAACCAAACCGCAAGGGCCGGTCGAGAACCGGGCGGGCTTCCAGTTCGTTCGCGCGGTGAAGGATTCCACCAAGAAAGCCAGACTGATTCCGTTCACCTACTCGACCACGCAAACCATGGTCATCGAGATGGGCGCGGGCTACTTTCGCTTCCACACCCTGGGCGCCACTGTAATGAGCGGGGGCTTACCTTACGAGATTACTAACTCGTTCGCCGAGGCCGACCTGTTCGACCTGCACTATGTTCAATCGGCCGACGTACTGACCCTGACGCATCCGAACTATGAGCCGTGCGAACTGCGCCGCCTGGGGGCGACCAGCTGGCAACTGTCCGCCATCGCCTTCACCCCGGCCATCGCATCCCCCACCGGTGCGACTGCGACGCCAAACGCAACCGACACCACATACACCTACAACTATGTGGTGGCCGCTGTCGCTGCCGATGGCTACAGCGAATCTGCCGCCTCGGCAGCAGCCACATGCACCAACAACCTGTTCACCACCGGGCGCTGGAACACGATCAGCTGGAGCACCGTAGCCGGCGCGTCGCGCTACAACGTCTACAAATTGCAGGGCGGCCTATATGGCTACATCGGGCAAACTACCGGGCTTTCGATTGTTGACGACAACATCGCGCCCGACCTGGGCAAGACACCGCCGATCTATGAAACGGCGTTCAACGCTGCCGGCGACTACCCGGCCGCCGTGTCCTATTTCGAACAACGGCGATGCTTTGCCGGCACGATCAACAAGCCGCAAAACATCTGGATGACCAAATCGGGCACCGAATCGGCCATGTGCTACTCGCTGCCCATCCGCGACGACGACCGCATCGCCTTCCACGTGGCCGCGCGAGAGGCGAACACCATCCGCCATATCGTGCCGCTTACCCAGCTTCTATTGCTCACATCGTCGGCTGAATGGCGCGTTACGTCAGTGAATAGCGACGCCATCACGCCCAGCACCATCAGCGTGCGACCACAGTCTTACGTCGGCGCCTCGAATGCGCAGCCAGTCATCATCAACAACTCGCTCATATATGGCGCGGCCCGCGGCGGCCACGTGCGCGAACTCGGCTATTCCTGGCAGGCCAACGGCTTCATCACGGGCGACCTGTCGCTGCGCGCCGCTCACCTGTTCGACACCTTCGACATAATCGACATGGCCTATGCCAAGGCGCCGCAACCCATCGTATGGTTCGTCAGCAGTAGCGGCAAGCTGCTGGGCCTCACCTACGTGCCTGAGCAGCAGATCGGCGCGTGGCACCAGCACGACACGGACGGCGTGTTCGAATCATGCACCGTAGTGGCCGAGGGGAGCGAGGACGTGCTTTATTGCATCGTTCGCCGCACCATCGGCGGCAACTCGGTGCGCTACGTCGAGCGCATGGCCTCGCGCCAATTCACCGACCAGGCCGACGCTTTCTTCGTCGATTGCGGCTTGACCTACTCGGGCGCAGCTGCGACCGCGATCAGCGGCCTGGGCCACCTCGAAGGCAAAACCGTCAGCATCCTGGCCGATGGCGCAGTGCATCCGCAACGCGCGGTTACGGGCGGCGCCATCACGCTCGACCAGGCGGCCAGCAAAGTGCAGATCGGTCTGCCGATTACCGCCGACCTATGGACTCTGCCCCTCGCCGCGCAGATCGACGGCAGTTTCGGCCAGGGGCGCTACAAGAACGTCAATAAGGTATGGCTGCGCGTCTATCGCTCGTCGGGCATCTTCGCTGGGCCTGATGCCAGCAACCTGACCGAAGCCAAGCAGCGCACGACTGAGCCGTATGGCTCGCCCCCGGCGCTCAAGAGCGAGGAAATTCAACTCACGCTGTCACCGTCGTGGGCCGATAGCGGGCAGATTTTCGTGCGCCAGTCCGACCCCTTGCCCTTGTCCATTGTGTCCATGACGGCGGAAGTTGCGCTCGGTGCATGACGCGGTGCACGTAGTCGCGCGGGCGGGCGCTACTGTTGCCCGCAATTATCCGGAGTAAAAGCATGGGGTTTAATTCGACACAACTTGCTCAGGCTTCCCTTGTAACGCAGATCGGCGGCGCGGCCACTTCCGCCGTAGGTAGTTACTACGGCGCCAAGAGCCAGGTATCCAGCATGCAGTTTCAGGCAGGCATGGCGGATATTAACACCCGCATTGCCGAACTCGGCGCGCAGCAGGAACTCTACAAAGGCCAGCAACAGACCGGCACCCTGACCATGAAGGCCGGACAAATCAAAAGCAGCCAGCGAGCCGCCATGGCCGCCAATGGAATAGACCTGGGCGAGGGCAACGCCGCCGAGGTCCAGGCCTCAACCGACATCATGAAAGAAGTTGATAAAAACACCATCGAGGCCAACGCAGTGCGCAGCGCGTGGGGTTATAGGACGCAGGGGGTAAATTACCAGAACGACGCTCTCGTGAAGCGTGCCGGTGCCGATTCCATCAGCCCGTTCGCCTCGGCAGCCACTTCGCTGCTCGGCAGCGCTAGTGGCGTGGCAGGCAGCTGGTACAACTATTCGCGCAACCGCGACAGCATTCAGGCACCCGCGCCGGTTGAGTCAAGGAGCTGGTAATGCCCACCGTCCCACGTTACGACTCCCCACAGGTTTCCCCTACCAGCTTACCGGCGCAGCCTTTCGGCGCCCCCGTTATGCCCGACATCGCCGGGCGCCAAAGTCAGCAGACGGGACAGGCCATGCAGCAGTTCGGTGGCGATGTCGGCAGGATCGCCAACGACATGGCGCAGCAGGCCAACCAATTGCGGATCGACGACGCGCTTAACCAGGCCAAGGAAGCCGCACTCAGGCTGGCCTACGACAAAGATAAGGGCTTCACCAACCTGAAAGGCATCAACGCCCTGGAACGCCCGGACGGCAAACCGCTGGCCGACGAGTACGGTGATAACCTCAAAGACCAAATTTCACAGATCGCCGGCGCTTTGGGCAATGAAAACCAGCGCCAAGCTTTCGCAATGCACTCGAACGACATCCTGACCTCGTTTCGCGGGCAAGCTATCCAGCACGAGGCGGGCGAGTTCAAGACCTACGCCTTGTCCGTTTCTGATGGCGTCCAAAGCACAGCCCTGCGCGACATCGGCCTGAACTGGAACAACCCCGACGCGGTGGATTCCGCCGTCGAGCGCATCCGCGCGGAAACACACCGGCAAGCCCAGCTACTTGGTAAGTCAGCCGAATGGCAGGATGCGCAGGCGCGCAAGCTGACCAGCAACGCGCACAAGGTTGCGCTCATGTCGGCCCTGGAACAGAACAACCCAGCATACGCCGATGGCTACCTCAAGAAGTATTCCGGGCAAATGGACGCCGACGACATCCTCGCCGTGCGTGGCCATATCACCAAGGAAATGGACAACCGGGTGGGCGTGTCGGCGGCCGGCGACGTAATGGGCCGGATGCAACCCCGCATTCAGGTGAGCGAGGGCGAGCGCGCGTTCAACATCGCGCTGGGCACCGAGTCTGGCGGCCACCAGTTCAGCGCGGACGGCCGGCCGCTGACCAGTCCGAAGGGCGCTATCGGCATCGCCCAGGTTATGCCAGACACCGCGCCCGAGGCCGCCAAGCTCGCAGGCCTACCATGGGACGAAAACCGATACAAGAACGACCCGGCATATAACAAGGCCATCGGCATGGCCTATTTCCAGAATCAACTACGGGTCAACGGCGGAGATCTACCCAAGGCATACGCCGCATACAACGCCGGCCCCGGTCGTTTGCAGGAAGCCGTCAAGAAGGCCGACCAGTCGGTAAAGCTCAACAAGAACGACCCAACCGTGCCGGTGCGCACCTGGCTGGACTTCATGCCGCAGGAAACTAAGGACTACGTCGCCAAGAACATGAATGAATACGACGCTGGACAAGGGCAACCGGCCAGGCCGACGTTTCAGGAGATTGACGACCAGCTGCGCGCTGACCCGCGCCTGGCTGCCAGCCCAGCCCGCTACAACGTGGCGCGCGAGGAAGCCCACCGTCAGTTCGAGGAACAAACCAAGGCTATCAAGCAGCGCGAGGATGATGCAGTCGCCAACGCCATGCGCGGCGTTATCCAGAACGGCGGGCGCTGGTCTGACTTGCCGGTGGCGATTCGCGCCGCCGTACCGCCCAAGGAAGTGGACAACCTCCTGGGCTTCGCGCAGAAGGTCAGCAAGGGCGATGATTCCACCAGCCCGTGGCTATACAACAAGCTGACCAGCAACCCCGACACGCTGGCGAAGATGAGCGATAACGAGTTTTTCGCGTTGCGCCGGGAGTTGTCCGAGTCCGATTTCAAACACTTTTCCGACCAGCGCGCCAAGCTCACTGGAGCAGCGCCAGGGAGTAACGGTCCGGGCGACCTCAACACCCAAGCCATCAAGCAATCGCTCGACGAGCGCCTGCGCATGCTGAAAATCGACCCCACCCCCAAAGACGACGGCGGCAGTGATGCGGCCCGCGTCGGAGGGATTCGGCGCTTCGTCGACCAGTACTTCATGACGGCGCAGCGAGAGGCCGGCAAGAAATTCACCGACGTCGAAGTAGGCCAGCACCTCGACGCCTTGTTTGCGAAGAACGCCACCTTCCGTGGCTGGTTCTCCAATTCTTCCGGCCCGATGCTGGGCATGAATGCGGGCGACATCGACAGCGCCACCAAGGACAACATCAAGGCCGCCTACAAGCGCCAGGGCGTCGACAACCCGACCGACGCCCAAGTCCTCAACGCATACTGGAACATGAAGGTCGCCCGTAAATGAGTAATGAATTCGATGCTGCCGTAGCAGCCGCCATGCAACCTGACCAGGGGCAAGCCGCCCGCGTCGGGTTTTCCGCCGCTTCTGACACCAACCCGGACGCCTTCGCCGAGGCGCAGCGCGTCGCGCGGCGCACGGGCGTGCCGGTAGATACCGTGATCAACATGCCCAAGGAAATGAAGCGGCAGGACGCGGCGGGCTCTATCGACTTCGACGCCATGGCGAAAACATCCCCCGCCACGGCGTCGCTGCTGGGCGATATTGAGAAAGCCAAGATCGCCCACGACAACGTGGATAACCTGGTAAGGATCGAGGAAACCCTGCGCCCGATAACGCGCAGTGCGCGCAGCGCTCTAGCCGGTGCAACCTTCGACCTGTCGTCAGGCGCCTATGGCTTGCTCGAAACCGGGTTGAAGTTCATCGCCCCGCTTGGAGACCCACTGGCCGGTACCCTTCTACCGGAAAACCCGCTGCGCCGCGTGGCCTCGGGCTTCGAAGATTGGCGCAAGGGCCAGGCGGCGCTGGCCGACACCGTAGCGGGCGACCAAACCGGAGCGGGCTTCATTGAGCAGGGCATTAACTCCGGTTTTCGTTCATTCGGACAAATGGCCCCCGGCATAGCCGGCACCGTTATGACCGGAAACCCGGCCTTTGCGCTGGGCAGTGCAGGCGCCATGCAGGGCAGCCAGTCTGCCACCAAGGCGCTGGACGCGGGCAAGAGTCCGCTGCGGGCACTGGCCTACGGCGCAGAAGATGCCGCCGCAGAAGTCGCAACCGAAATGATCCCCATGGGGCTCCTGCTCAAGGACTTGAAGGCCGGAGCACCGCTGTTCAGGGTGCTGGGCCACCAGATCGCGACCGAAGTCCCAACGGAAATGACGGCGACCGCCTGGCAGAATTTCAACGAGTGGGCCAACCTAAACCCGGACAAACCTTTCAGCACTTATCTTGAAGCGCTACCGGCCGCCGAAGCGCAAACCGTAATCGCCACCATCACTACTTCGGTGCTCACGGCGGGCATGGGTAAGGGCGTGCACGCCGTCGCTAACCGCATGCAACAAAACCAGGGCAAGGCGCAGCAAGCCAGTCAAAACGCCGAACTGCTGGGCTCGCTCAACCAGCTGGCCGCATACGATAAGCTGCTGCAGCGCGACGCGCCGACCTTCGAGCAATTCGTCGCGCACGCCGCTGAGGGCGGCCCAGTGCAGCAGGTATTCATCGATGCGAATACCCTCATGCAGTCGGGCGTGGCCGAACAGGTGGCGGCAGCATCACCGGCTGTCGCTGCGCAGTTGTCCGATGCCTTGCAAACGGGCGGGCAGATATCTATCCCGATCGAGGAATACACCGCGCGCATCGCGCCGACCGAGTACGCGCAAAGCCTGATCGATCACATCAAGACCGACCCGGAGGGCTTCAGCCGGGCCGAAGCGCAGGAGTACATGCAGAACCACGCCGAGGAAATGCAGGCCGAAGTTGAGCGCACCCTGACCGATAAAAATGGCAACGACACCTTCAAAGCATCTGCCGATGTGGTGCGCGCCGAGATCAAGACGCAACTTGACACGGCGGCGCGCTTCACCCCGCAGGTGAATGACGCCTATTCGGCCATGGTGGGCAATTTCTACGCCGTCACGGCGGCCAAGCTAGGCATGACACCCGAGGGGCTGTTCCAGCGCTACCCGCTGCGTATCGGCGCCGAGCGAGTCGACGGCCTGCAGTTCGACCAGGCGGATACGCCGGATACTCCCGATGCGCTATTGACGGCTTTTGATAATGCTGATGAAATAAGCATCGAGGCTCCGAAAGCATCGGAGCAGGAGATCGACGATGCGCAACATCTTTTCCTATCCGCTTTCCCAGAGAACGCCACGCTGTATCGGCGAAAATCCGGAGTACTTAGCAGAATACGCCAAGCGTCAGACCGCGCCGCCAATGAGCTCGGAGGAAAGGCAGAAACAGCACGAAGCCATGCTGGCGCGCTGGGGCCGTTCTCCGCATACCAAATAGAGGGGGAGGAACTACCCCCCGACAGTTTCAACCCCAACGGCCTGCTGACGGTACGTGTTTTCGGCAAGGAGCAAGTCGAAGCAGGCCTGACGCAAGAACCAGCGCTCACCTTCGCGGTATCCAGGGGCGGCGAACTTACCGTCAACGGGCCGTCCCCCTCCGGCGAAACCTTCGCGGAATTCCAGAAACGCGGATGGGCAGATCTCGGCCGCGATGCCAAGGGTGAACCCCAGCCCGGCTGGTCCACGCTGAAAGACCCGAACAATCCGGGCAAGCCCCTCCCTATTTCACAGATCACGCCCCTGCTGGCCGATGTGCACGCCCGCGTTCGCGCGTGGCGCATGGAAGGTTACGTCGGGTTACACTGGTCGCGTGCCACGGGAGCGCTAGGCGGCCTTCCTGGGATGCTGAACGAGAACGGCACGGCGGTGTTTTTCCAGGACAAAAAAACCCCCCGCGGCGCCTTCAACCCGGCGAGCCTGTCGATTACCCTGCTCAAGGGCGCGGACCTCTCCACGTTCTTACATGAATCCGGCCACTTCTTCATGGAAGTGCATGCCGATCTCGCCGCCAAGCTGCAGCAGGATGCTGAGAGTTTCGGCCTAGATACCCTGGAACCAGGGGAGCGCCAGATCATCGCCGACACCGACGCACTGTTGCATTGGTTCGGCGTGCGCGACCTAACCACATGGCACGCCCTCAACTTCGAGGAAAAACGCGCCTACCACGAGCAATTCGCGCGCGGCTTCGAGGCGTACCTATTCGAGGGCAAAGCCCCCAGTATCGAACTGCAAGGGCTATTCCAGCGCTTCCGCGCCTGGATGCTCAGTCTGTATAAGGAACTGAAAGCCCTCAACGTCGAACTGACCCCCGAAGTGCGCGGGGTGTTCGACCGCATGCTTGCCACGGGCGAACAGATTACCCTGGCCGAACAAGGGCGCAGCATGATGCCACTGTTCACCTCACCTGAACAAGCCGGCATGACGCCCGACGAATTCGCCGCTTATCAAGCCCTTGGCGTGGATGCGACCAACGACGCTATTCAAGACCTGCAAGCGCGCGGCCTGCGCGACATGGCGTGGCTGCACAACGCGCGCGGCCGCGTCGTCAAGCAACTGCAAAAGGAAGCCAAGGCCAAGCGCGACGAAGTGCACATTGACATCCGGCGCGAGGTCATGAGCCAGCCGATTTATCGCGCCTGGCAATTCCTCACCGGCAAAGAAGTTGAAGGCGGCGAGCCAGTTGGGAGGCTGGACGCGGCGGCCGTGCGGGAACTCGATTTGCCGGAAGCAGTTAGCAAGCGCCTGCGCGACTTCAGTATGCTCAGAACAGAAGGGGGCTTGCATCCCGACACCGTGGCCGAAATGTTCGGCTTCACGTCCGGCGACGAACTGGTGCGCAAGCTGGCCCATGTGGAAACCCCCAAGGCAGAAATCGACGCGCTCACCGACGTGCGCATGCTGGAACAGTTCGGCGACCTGTCAAGCCACGAGGCCATTGAGAGGGCCGCCGACAAGGCCATCCACAACGACGCCCGTGCCCGCTTCGTGGCGACTGAAGCCAACGCCCTGGCGAAGGCAACCGGCCAGCGTAGGGTGCTCGCCAGCGCAGCCAAGGAATACGCGGCGGCGATGATTGCCCGCCTCAAGGTGCGCAATATCAAGCCGGGCCAGTACGCTAACGCGGAAGTGCGCGCAGCCAAGACCGCCGAGAAAGCCAGCAAGGCGGGCGACCTAGTCACGGCGGCGGCCGAGAAGCGCAACCAGTTGATTCAGGGCTACGCCACGCGCGCCGCATACGACGCCCAAGATGAAGTAGACAAGGGCTTGCGCTACCTCAAGAAGTTTGAGGGCGACATCAAGAACCTGGACGCAGACTATGCCGAACAGATCGGCAACATGCTGGAACGGTTCGACCTGCGCAAGGGGCAAAGCAACAAGGCCGTCGACAAGCGCACCGCACTGGCCGAATGGATCAGGGCGCAGCGCGAGGCTGGTCTTGAGCCCGACATTCCCCGCGAATTGGAAAACGAGGCATTCCGCACGTCTTACAAGAATCTGACGGTAGAGGAATTCCGGGGGGTCATCGATACTGTGCGCCAGATCGAGCACCTGGGCCGCTTGAAGCACAAGCTGCTGACGGCTGCCGACCAGCGCGCCTATGAGGTGGTGCGCGATGGAATCGCCGCGAGCATCCACGCGCATGCGCGGGACCGCGAGGCGGACACCCGCACGCCGACCACGAACATGGGCCGGGCAGTGCAGGGACTTAAACGCTTTTGGGCGGCGCATATCAAGGTAGCCACGTGGGCGCGCGTCATGGATGGCGGCAAGGACGGCGGCCCCGTGTGGGAGTATTTCGTGCGCAACGCCAACGTGGCGGGCGACCGGGAAACCACGATGCGCGCCGAAGCCACCGCCCGGCTGTCGGAGATCATCGCCCCGGTGTTCAAACTAGGCAAGATGGGCGGCAAAGGGCAGTTTTTCCCTAGCGTCAACCGCAGTCTGAACCGCGAGGCGCGGATCGCCATCGCGCTTAATATGGGCAACGAGGGCAACATGCAGCGCCTGCTTGGTGGCGAAGGATGGACCATGGCCCAGCTCACCCCCGTGCTGCAATCCATGACTGCGCAGGAATGGCAAGCGGTGCAAGCCGTGTGGGATCACTTTGAGACATACCGGCCGCAGATCGCCGCTAAGGAGCGCCGCATCTACGGCAAGGAGCCCGAATGGGTAGAGCCGCAGCCCTTTGCCGTGACTACGGCGGACGGCGCCACCGTCACGCTGCGCGGCGGCTATTACCCCATCAAGTATGACCCGGCTGCCAGCCAGCGTGCCGAGGAGCACGCCGACGCGGAAAGCGCCAAGCGTCAGTTGCAGGGGGCATACACCACGGCCACCACGCGCCGTAGCTTTACCAAGGCCCGCGTCGATGAAGTGCAAGGGCGACCGTTGCTCTACACCTTGTCGGGCTTGTACTCTGGTGTCAATGACGTGATTCACGACCTGGCCTGGCACGAGTGGTTGATCGACACCAACCGCCTGCTACGCTCGCACACCATCGACGCGGCCATCCGTAAGCACTACGGCCCTGAAGCTAAGCAGCAGTTCAAGACCTGGGCACAAGATATCGCCGAGGGCGAAAAGGGCGCGGATGCCGCCGTGGATCTGGCCCTCTCGCGCTTGCGCCAGGGGGTAAGTGTTGCCGGGTTGGGCTTCAACGTCATGAGCGCGCTTATCCAGCCGCTGGGCATTACGCAGTCCGTCACGCGCGTGGGCGCCGAATGGGTTGGGCGCGGTGTGCTCAAGTACGTGGCGCACCCGATTGACCTCACCCGCACGGTCAACGAAATGTCCGACCTCATGGCGAACCGGGCGCGTACCCGCTTCCGCGAACTCAACGAGTTGCGCAACCAGGTACAGGATCAAACCGCATTCAAGGAACTGACCGGGCGCTATGCCTATTTCCTCATGATGCGCTGTCAGCAAATGGTCGACGTGCCGACCTGGTGGGGAGCCTACGAGAAGGCAATAGCCGAGGGCAACGGGGAAACCCGCGCCGTGTCCTTGGCTGACCAGGCCGTTATAGACGCCCAGGGCGGCGGGCAAACCAAAGACCTATCAGCCATCGAGCGCGGCGGACCTTCGCAAAAGCTGTTCACGGTGTTCTACTCGTTCATGAACACGGCCCTGAACATCGGCGTGGACAAGACTATGGGCGCGGGCACCCCAGCCAAGCGCGCGAAGCTGGCGGTTGACTACGCCATGCTCTATGTGCTGCCGGCCATCCTTGGGTACTTCCTCAAGGCGGCACTGACCCCCGGCGACTCGGGTGACGATGATCCAGAAAAGCTCGCCAAGAAACTGATCGCCAACCAAATCGATTACTTGATGGGCCTCATGGTGGTGGCGCGCGAATTCTCGGGGGCGGCTAAATCCGTAGCGGGAGTCGAGGACTTCGGGAGGGCCTATTCCGGCCCAGCTGGTGCGCGTGTGGTATCTGATGCTTATTCACTTGCGATCCAAACGAACCAGGGAGAGTTCGACGATGCCTTCCGCAAGGCCGCCGTCAACACGATAGGGGGCTTGTTCGGCCTGCCCAGCGCGCAGATCAACCGCACGACCACCGGCATCGAAGCCCTGTCCGGGGGGAAGACCAACAACCCGGCCGCTGTCGTTTTCGGTTTTCAGGAGAAGCGATAGGGTGCACGTAGCGGTAATCATGGGGGATAGCCTTACGGCGATATCTCCCAGGAGCGTCAGCAATGTCCATTTCAAGCGCAACGCGCAAAGCCGGGCCCTATTCCTGCAATGGCGCGACGGTAGCGTTTCCATTCTCCTTCAAGGTTTTTGCCGCAGGCGACGTGCGCGTCGTTCTGACCGAAGCGGCCGGTATAGAAAGCGATCTCACGATAGCCATGAATTACAGCGTGGCTATCAATGCAGACCAGGACGCCAACCCTGGCGGTACGGTAACGACCGTTGCGACCTACGCCACCGGCTACCTCATCACGCTAACCAGCCAGGTGCAAAACCTGCAGCCTGTCACCTTGACCAACCAGGGCGGGTTCTATCCGAAGGTCATCAACGACGCCCTGGACCGCCTGACCATCCTTGTGCAACAGGTGGCAGAACAGGTCGGCCGCGCCGTCAAGGTAGGGATTTCCAGTGCGACAAGTCCGGACCAGCTCATCGCCACGCTGCTTACCGCTGTAGCGAACGCCCTGACATATTCGGGCAATGCGAGCAGCAGCGCCACCGCAGCCGCTAATAGCGCCGCGTCAGCCGCCGCGTCAGCTGCTGCTGCTATTGCGACACCGGTGGCTGCCCCCATCCATGCAGCCCCGTCTGCTGCGCTAGTGGATGCTGATGAGATGGGCTTCTGGGATAGCGTATCGCTCGGCCTGAGTAAGGTTACGTGGGCGAATGTCAAGGCAACCCTCAAGACCTACCTTGACACGTTATATGCAGCCAAGGGCTCAAACACCGACATAACTTCGCTCACGCCGTCCTCTCCCGGAACAATCAACAACATGGCGATAGGCGGCGGCACTCCGCTGGCTGGCGCATTCACTACGCTCACGGCGAATGGCGGTATTCAGTCAACCTCACCATCGGCTCTTATCGGTTATGGAACTGGATCTGGCGGAATGGTAACTCAGACCACCAGCAAGTCAACAGCGGTCACGCTGAATAAACCCGGTGGCCAGATCGTAATGAATAACGCTGCGTTGGCATCCGGCGTTGCGGTTACGTTCCAGCTTAACAATTCTTTAATCTCTCCATCAGACATGGTCGATGTTGTCGTTTCTGACTCTGTCGCTACCGCTGGAAGTTATGAGGTGTGGTCTTCTGATGCTAGGGCAGGAAACTGCCAGATCACTTTACGCAACATTTCTGCAGGATCGCTGAGTAACGCGGTAGTCCTGCAGTTCGGTGTAAGAAAAGGGGTAACCGTATGATCTATCTTGCTGGTGTTTGTCATGACATCAAATCAAACACGATGGCGGGTTGGTAAAATGGAGCAAATAATCGACAGAAACATTGGCGTGCATTTCGGGGATATGGACGCGCCATTTCCGTTTGCCGGCGTGGCCTCGATGTTCGATGGAAACCTGGTTGCCAATAATCCGAATTTCGGCGCTTACAAGGCCGGCACAAATGGCTATATCGGGACAGAGTTTACAGCCGGGAAAATTTTCAGCCGAGCGCTTTATTACGGCTGGAATGACCGTGGAATTCTGGACGATGGATCTGCAGGAACGGTGTACATCTATGGTAAAAAAGGCGCGCCAGCAAACGGGACTGACGGGTTGCTGATAGGTCAGGCTTCGTTCAGTGAGCCATCGCCGCTGGCATACGGTTCTCCGCTGACGATCAATTCGATGGATACGGTGAATGCATACACCCACATATGGGCATATGTGACGACCGCTGCGGCGACAGGGATCTGCGGTGCCGAACTGGAAATGTACGAATTGACCAGCGCTGTCCAGCAGCACGTGAAGCCAGCCGCGATCTTTATCGGCGCCGGACAGAGCAACATGGTTGGCGCGGCGCCGGTTCCGGACCAAGCGATTTATGTAAATCGCGCTCGCATCATGATGTTCGCCCTGGATGGAACGGTTAAACCGGCCTCCGACCCGATCATGGACCCAACCGGCTCGCTTTGGCCGCAATTCGACAACTCCGCAGTCGGGTGCGGCACCATGCTGCCTTTCGCAAACAGCGTCGTTGCCAATTTCAAAAATTTCGATGCACTAATCGTCAACTCCTCGAAGGGATCGACCAGCATCGATCTATGGGCAAAGGGCGGAGAACTGTACAACGGCATGATCGCCAGAACCAAGTTAGCGCTTTCGGCCGCCCCATATGGCAGTTTTATCGCCGGGATGGTTTGGCAGCAGGGCGAGAGCGACACATTCACGGAAGCATCGTCAACTGCATGGGTAGATAAATTCCATGCGCTGGTCGCCAACGTGCGAACGGATTTGAACATGCCAGACCTCCCGGTCGTGTTCGTAGGGCTGGGGCCATATGACGCTTTCGCACCTGGTTGGCCACAGCTGCGATTCTCGCAGCAATTCATGCGGCTCCCTGCAAATTGTCTGTATGTGAAAACGTTCGATCTGGCAAACGTTGCGAGTCCGGACTGGCTGGTAACCGGATCAGTAGTGACCATTGGTGAGCGCGTTTCGAAAGCGATGCTGCAGTTGCTTCCAGAAATGTTTTAGCTTAAACCGTGGCACTGCGAGAAGAGTATCTGGATATAACTCGGAAAGAAGAAAAATGGCAGATCAAGAGGAGCAGGAAATGTTGGTTCAACTAGCCGAATTGCGCCAACAGATGACGGCCATGGGGAATTCCGTCGATGAAATAAAATCCTCTGTGAAGGAGGTAATCGCGCTCGATAGAACCATCGCCGAGCTTTCGATTCACTACCAGCAGCAGGCCAAAGAAATCCAAACCCAGTGGGCAAAGATAGACACTAACCATCGTGACATCGAGAACGTCGAAAAGGCCGCACAAAAGAGCACGCGCGATGTCGACAGCAAGGCTGAAGAATGGATCAACAAGGCCCGCGGCGCATGGTGGACGGCAATGATTTTTGGCGGGGCCATTCAGCTCGGCGTGATGGCAATGATGGGGTGGACGTTCACGCATATCCGATCCGTCGAGGATGGCGTGCTGTTGCTCAATCAGCGAGTCATCCAGCTTGAACAACAGAGAGGTCCGCGCCAGTGAAATCCAGAAAATTTATCCTGGCGCTGTTATCCATGCTCAGCGCCTCCATCCTGTGCGCTACTGGCCATATCGCTGATGGCGTCTATTCAGCCGTGGTGATCGCCACGGTCGGGGCGTACATGGCCGCCAACGTCACGCAAAAGGCAACCGCTAAACCATTGGAGAATCCGGCATGAAAACGCCTCGTCATCGTTCGCTTTTTCTTTTCGGCTGGGCCATCCTTGCCGCCCTTGCGTCCTTCTATACAGATCCTGACGCGCATGGCCTGTCGACGCTGCTCGGCGGGCTGGCCATCGTGCAGGGGGTTTGGGCCGTCGCAGCCGCCCACTGGGGCCGCAAAGCGCTTACGGACTATCCGGAGGCCGATCAGCGCAGCCTGTTCGCCAAGGCAGCGGAGAGCCCCTCCGGCGCCGGACTGGCGCTTATTGCCCTGGCCATTGTGTTCGTCGGGTTGCTGATGGTATTCGCGCCGCGCGCCCATGCAGGCACCTTGCCGGCCGGATTCGCCACGTATGGCCCTGTTCTGAAGGCAGAGCAGCGGCGTTACTGGCCAGGACACCCGGATCCGGCCGCTTTGGCCGCGTTGATCGAGCAGGAGTCTTGCGTCAGCCTCAAGTCGCCTCGCTGCTGGAATCCTTCCGCCCGCCTCAAGTCGGCGCGAGAAGAGGGCGCCGGAATGGGCCAGATCACCCGGGGCTATCGCGCCGACAGATCCATTCGATTTGATGCTCTGGCGGAACTGAGCAGCAGATACGGCACGGAGTTGTCCGGATGGTCCTGGGATAATGTCTATCGTCGCCCGGATCTGCAATTGCGTGCCGTGGTGCTCATGTCCCGCGATGCCGCCATGGCTTTTCGCGGTGCGCCTGAATGGCTGGAATTCGGTGATGCGGGATACAACGGCGGCGTTGCCGGTGTACAGAAGGAGCGCAGGGCCTGCAAACTCACCAAAGGCTGCGATCCGGGGAAATGGTTCGGCAATGTGGAATTGCACTGCCTAAAGTCCAGGCAACCGATCTACGGCGGTCGCTCTGCTTGTGACATTAATCGCGAGCATCCGCGCAATGTCTTTTTGGTTCGTCGGGATAAGTACGTTGGAGCAATGTCATGAGCCGTCTTATCGGATTGATTACGGCGAATCCAGCCGTGTTGCTATGGATGGCGCTGGGCGCGTTCCTGCTAGGGCTTTCTTCGGGTGGCGCTGGTGCCTGGTGGGTCCAAGGGCTACGCCTTTCCGCCGTACAAGCCGAGTACGTCGGTTTTGTTGCCACAACCAAAGCCGAAGGCGAGGCCGCGCAGAAACTGGCGACCGCAGCTGCCACAGAAGACAAACGAAAAAAGGAGAATTCCGACCATGACTATAAAACAACTATTGCCAGCCTTAATGCTGACATTAAGCGCCTGCGCGACGCCCGTTCCGGTAGCCGTTTCGTGCCCGCCGCCCCCTCCGGTTCCAGACGTGTTGACCTCGCCTGCTTCGACCGGGACGAGCTTGAGCGCACGATACGAGAGTTCGATACGACAATTCAAGGACTCGTTGACGAAGGCAGCGCGGACGCCGTAGGACTCAACGTGGCACGCTTCTGGGCTGCCAATATCCGCAAAATCGATGCGAAATGAAACGAGCCGTGAGGTTGAACGGGCTGATTGATTTTGAAACGTCAGCCAAGGGTGAGTAGTCCTGCTATAATCCGCCGCACGTAATATTTCGCAAGTTGCAAAAAGTGGGTGCGAAAGTGGGCGGAATCGTAAGCGTTTAATTTTGCAAGTTATTTAACACCCTGCAAAGCCGTTTAGACCGGTTCGATTCCGGTCCCCGCCTCCAAATTCCCAGCCCGGGTGGCGAAATTGGTAGACGCAACGGACTTAAAATCCGTCGAGGCTTATCCCCTCATACCGGTTCGATTCCGGTTCCGGGCACCAAAATCAAAGACTTACAATAAAATTTATGTCCTGATTTGTGATGCCATTTGACCGGCGTATCAGCTTCGTTGTGTCGGAACATTTTACAGCTCAGGTTCTCGGGCTGAACCTTATTCTCTATAAGTATCTAATTAGATACATTTGTCGCTTCCATGGTACGAATATTGCCTTTGCGAAAGAGGCGGATGATATTACCAACGGGAGGCAAATGGTCATCATGGACACTACATCCAACGGTCAAATTCTCTTGACTGACTATGAAACGGCACTCTTGCTTCAACCCCATATTAAAAACAAATCTGCGCTGGATTGGCTTATAAATGATCGCCAGCATGACGCCATTCTCCCCTATGTAATTTCGATGGGGGAGCCGTGCTATCGCGAGGCGGATGTGGTCTTGTTTATTCGCCAGGCACTGAATCCGTCAGCGCGTTTTGTTCGCGTCGACAATCACCTCGTTACTGACACGCGGAAATCATCCGATCGGCGTTTGCAAGGTGGTGCCCGAAGAATAGAAGCAACTCATTTGTCCCCTGGAATTGAACGCCGTCGAAGTGATTACCCGGATCGTCGTATGTTTGCATACCCAGATCGGCGCGCCCAGACAGCCTCGTATTATTAA